AGGTTTTCGATTTACTCGGAGACAATGATATAATTTTTACAAGGAATCGTCCATACAACGCAAAGATTACCAAGCTATCTGAAACAGAAGAAATGATTTATCATTGTGGTTTGTTTCTTTACAACACAAAAACCACTAAAGATTTGATGGATAGTTGGTACACAGGATATCTAGAACAAAACGATCCGCGTTGGGATCCTTCTCCATACCCTGAAGAAGTTAGAAAATGGGACACATTTACTATGTGGAATCTATTGACTAATGGCAATTTTCAGGTTAAAGTAGGAGAGTTTCCTGCACCAGATGCAAAGTGGAACTTTGTAAACGGATATAAAGAAGATGAATTGATGGGTGAGGAAATAGTTATACAACATTATACAATAGCACACACGAAGCTGATGACAAATGAAGTTTATAGACCTTAATAAAGAAATATTAGAAATCCTCGAGGAACATAGAAAGTGGTTCTTCGATCAAGATTTGTCAGAACTATATGTTGATCAGAAAGGCGACTCAAATGCTCTTTATGCATCGTCAAGAGAATATCTTGATTTGATGTTACAGAAGCCAATGGGAAAAGAAAAAGGTCAACACGCTGGTCCACCAGAGTTAATACGCAATGTTTACTTTGGTGTGGGTGCAAGATCTCCTGATAAATTCAAAAAAGAATCTGAAAGTTTTAATGATAAACTTGTTAAGTTTTTAGGGGCAAGACATAGTGCTGTCCACGTTTACTATCCAGAAGATGGGTATATGGGGTGGCACAATAACTGGGATGTTCCTGGATTTAATATTCTATTTAATTACAGTAACGGCGATGGATGGTTTCATTATCTTGAGGGAAACGAGATAAAGAAAATGATAGACCCAAAAGGTTGGTCAGCGAAAGTAGGATATTATGGTGGACAAGACGATCCGTTTTGGCATTGTGCAGGTGGTGGTCCAAGAATTACACTCGGTTTTGTTATTCCTGATCAGAGTATGTGGGAAATGATGGTTGAGGATATTACTTAAATACCAATATAATATTGGTGATACCATACAACACAAGCCATAATTGTTGCAGGAAGCATTGCAACTAAAGATGGTATGAAGACCATGTAAAACATTGGGTGTTCGCAAAGCCAATCCATATCCTTATTATTCAACCCAAGTTTTTTTTGTTCTGACGTATAGTCTGGATAAGATAGCGATTCTTCAAATCTTTTTACATGGTCTGGTTTCATATTTTAAAATCCAAAATAACTTGCTCTCGTTTGCACGATTATCATGTATGGGATTCCTAAAGGAAGAGCAATGTATGCTAGAAATTCGGCGAATGCTTTGGTTTTTCGCACCATGCTCTTCGTTATTGTTATAACTGTGGTCATGGTTTTTCCTGTTAAGTATTATTAAAAGTTATAAAAAAATAAATTCTTATAACTACCTAAAAATATTTATAAGGGTTGTGTGAAAAATTAGATTATATACTTATTCTTTTGAGCCAATGACCATAAAGCGATCGTACTTCTTTTGCCCATCCCACGAATAGTATGTTTGTTCTATTTGTCCTTCATAGAATATCTCATCTAAACCGATTTGCTCGGTTAAATCTTTTACTGAATTGACACAGTTGATACCATACATCTCTTCAATAACATTACTATTCTGACAAGCAAACAATGCCATTGGGTTTCTTGTTGTAAGTTCTTTCAACGGATACATCTGTTCGGTGTTGATAGCGATTACGATGTCCGCATCTATTTTATTTAACTCATCGAATGCAAACGGAATATCTAAACAATGATGTCTAAACTTTACAAACTTCTCTTGTGCGTAATGTTTGTGTAGTATTTTAGATATATCCAACGCTTCTTTATCGAGGTCAACTAAATGTAACTCTCCGATGTCGATATTTTCACAAAGTAAAGGAACAAGTGGCATACCCAACCAAGAGTTTAGAACTAAAACTTTCAGTTTTTCCTGCCTTGCACAGTTATCAATATTTGTGATCAGTTCTTCTACGAGCCATGTTGCAGCTTCGACATGGTTTGCCTCGTGACATTGGCGTAAGTCGGTAAGTTTATGTGGTGCTTTTTGTTCGATGAAATATAATGCTTCACCATAGAACTTAAAATTATTTAGAAAATTAGATTTTAACATCTTCACTTTTACCCATAGAGTCAAATAAACAGATATATGGCAAGTCACGATACACGTGCTTTTCAGTATCTTGTGGATAGATATAACCTTGATTGAAACTATACACCCATCCTAGAGGAAACAGTTTCATCGGGACTATGTTTTTATCGCAGAGAAAATTATCAATACCGCGATATTGCCAAAGTATCTGTTGTTTATATTTATTAAAGTATTCCCACAGCTTTGCAGAGTCAAAACTATCATTCCATCTCAGTACACTTGAGTTGATATCGCTAAATTTATGGGGAACGTGTTTTGTTTCTTCGCGCATACGATCGAGATCGTGCCACCAAGTCTTTACAATACCCAAACAATCCTCTGGTTCAAAATTTTCAAATGCTGTGATGTCGTGTTGTATTAGGATATCAAGGTCAAAGAAAAGTTTTTCTCCTTTCTGATCAACCAAAGGCGAAAACAAATACATTTTGTTCCACCATTTTTCTAAATCATTATACTTAGGAATCAAGATAGGTTCAATGAAATCCTCTAATCCTTCTGGGTCATCAGTTATACAATACATCTGACGATTCTCTTCTGGAAAATCAGAGCAAATATCATATGCAATTTTATTTACATATTCAGAGGAGTATTTGTCTCCCCATTTTACTGTGTATATGTTCATAGGTATAGCCAATCCAATCCAAATTGTTTATGTTTCTTGTAACCCATATCTAGCAATATATCCTCGCCGTTTGCCCTTTCCAATACAATCGCAGGTTTGAAAGTGTTTATTGTACCTAACATTCCTTTGAGTGCACTTCTTTCCATACCTTCAATATCTAGGTGAATTAAATCAGGTTCTAAATGAAATCTATCTAATGTAACCTGCAGTAATTCACCTCTTCGTTTTACTCTTGTTGCACCGCTGTTTACTCTGTCTCTCATTATACCGCATTTTCTATCTTCATTACCAAGAGCATATGGATATATTGATACATTATTATATTCTTTTAAGTTTTCTTTCAAACATTTTAGATTCCAAGCATCTGGCTCGAATGTTGCAACTTCATTAACCACAGAGCAATATTGCCATGTGTATAAACCGCAATGTCCACCAGCTTGAATAACCATACTCACATCGCCAACTTCTTCAAGAACTTGTTGAGGAATGTCAGGGTATTGTTGTGTCAGATGCCTCCATGCGTGGTGGTCATCAACTGTCCATAGCCAGTCTTTACCTCTCCAAAATCTTGTTTCGTAATTCATTGCTACTAAATCTGTGTTGACGTTTATTGTAATAAATTTCTATTCCCATATCCTTGCCAGTAAAATCTTTATCTCTATATTCTTCGCCGATAATTCTTATGTCAATTGGATACAATTCTAAAATATCTAATAGTTCTCTTTCAGTTGAATATGGTATAATTTCGTCTACATACTTTACTGCTTTCAGTTGTGTATATCGTTCAACGATATTCTGTGCAGGTTTATTTTTCTCTTTTCTTTCCCATCTAGGGTTAAAATGTAATCCACATATTAAATAATCGCATTGTTGTTTTGCTTCTTGCAACATAATAACGTGACCAGTGTGCAGTAAATCAAATGCGCTTGCAGTAAATCCTATCTTCATTTCCAGTGTTCTAATAGTTTTGGGTCGACTAATTCGTCTTGTTTTGTTGTACCTCGCGATGCATCTTCGAAGGGAAGAAGGTCGACATTAAATACGCAGAGGATACAATTCTCTCTATAAATTCCTACATTTAAATCATCTTCATCCCAAGAGCGACCACGATTATACGAGTATGCCATCCAACTTGGAAAATAATCCCATAGTTCTTTCCAACGCCAACTATGGTAATTATCAGTTCCGTCTGTAAACGTAAACCAGATTTTTTCTTGGTGTTTCAATACGTCTTTCCATATTGGTTCGCATTGGTCATCACTCCATACTTGACAACTGCCATTGGTAAATGCACCATGTGATAGTTTAAATCTTCTACTATTCATAGGTCTAGGATCTTGCCACCAAGAACGCATCTTTGTAGGTTGTTCCATATTGTAAGTAATTATAGGAGTCAGATCGTTTTGGATTATTACATCAAGATCTAGAAAGACGAACCGACCAGTAGGTTTGTCATCGGCGAAATTATGGGTGTTAAAAACGAAAGTTTTTGCGCGATCCCAACAACGAGCCATTCCGTACTTAAAATCGTCCATGCCAAACCAATACTTAGGATGGATGTTCGGAATATCTGGAAAGGGGAT